TTAATTTTGATGCTAAACCTGGTGCATGGCCATGATTCATGTCCACATCTTGTGGAGTATAATTAATCTTAGGTGTTTTGTTGAAAGCAGACTTTGATGCAACAAAGAATTTACCAGTCTTTGGATGGTGACCATAAACAAGTGCAGGTGAGCCATCATATTTTGTTGTTAATTCAGAAGATTTTTTACCAGATTTGATATGTTCGGCTGCAGCGGACAGTGAAGCGATAGCGTGTTTTGCACCCTTTTCACCTGTTTGTAGGGGACGGTCTTCCACATGAGTCAGGTGTTTAATCTGCCGACTGGCACCTTCTTCAGGATCTTCTTGCTCTATTAAAAAAGTTTTGAATGATAACATTGTCTACCTATTGAATTACAACACACTTTGGTTGTCTGTAGGGTTATTTATAAAGGATTATACCACAGATTCATAAATCTGTAAAATATTGGGTTCGATATATAGTGCGACTAAATTAATCAAATTTCCATTCACCTGTTGAGGCCACTTGTCCCCGACAGTGTACTTTGTCAAATTCTATCACTTTTTCTTTATCTAAAACCGCAAAATATGCATGTTCCAGGTCAATCGAGCCTAATAAAGGAAATACTTTCTCTAATGCTTTAATGTGTATATCAATCAAAGATGAACACATAGACCATAAACGAGTGTCAAAAACATGGGTGGCTCCGTGTACAGGTTGATTCATCCATGTCGGTATGCATTTTTTGAATACATATTTACCATTTAGTTCCACATAATCTTTTATATCAAAACCATCATCAAGTTGTAAACGACCAGTTATTTTGAATATACGGTCAACACCTTCTAATAATTTAGGATTCTGTTGTAGATATTCTAGTACAACATGCATCATTGCACACTCACCTTGGCTTTTCATCCCATTTTTTGTAAAATGTAAAAGAAAATCAACTTGATTCAAATTCAAAAATAAATCAACTTTAGATACAAGCTCTCCATATTTTTCAGTAAGTGGTTCTATTGAAATATCAGAAAGTATAATAAATGAATCTGGAGATTTTTTTCTAATTGAATTGATAGTTTCTAATGTTTGTTGCAATCGTTCATCTGCACTAAAAACTCCGATTGCTGGTATCAAACAGGATGTTACAATGAAAATAGTTTTCATTTGTACCAATACCAAACATCACATTCTGTTGTGAGAACCTGTTCAGTTTTTGTTGGTGCAAATTCACAAACCGCTTTATTGACACCAGGAATTGTTTGGTAGTCATGGCCAGAGAAGATGCCACCCGTCTTAACTTTAGAATAGTAATTGTGACAGTCTTTTGTTAATTGTTCGTAGGTGTGCAATCCATCAATAAAGATGAAATCAAATTCTTCATCATTGAACCGGTCAACAACATTGTCTGAAAAATCTCTAATCAGAATAAATCTATCACCATAAACAGACATTTCTTTAGTAACACGTTCAAAAAATTCTTGTCTGTCATTTAAAATGTTACCGTTCCAATCTGTGTATGCAACATATGGATCAATTGAATACAAGGTCAAATCTGGATTGGTGTCAAGTAGAAATTTTGAGGTATGTGCTTCTGAACATCCAATTTCTAATCCTTTTTTCATACCTTTGGTCAATTCACCTAGGCCATAACCAGAACATTTTGATTGTGTTCGTACCGCGCCGAATGCTTGTGTTTCAGTATTAAATTTAATTATATCACTCATATTATACCTCTTTATTAAAGTCACTAAAAATAACAAATGGATCAAGTCCAAGTTGATGGTCGGGAATCTTATGTAGTTCAAATAAATCTGGTTGTTTGATTGTTGACATTAACATAAGTGTTTGGTCATCATCGACTAAACCCGATTCAGACAATTCAATTAAACTAGATTTCATAAGTTCTTCGAATTTAGGCCATGCACTTACACCACCAACAATTTTTGCACCAAGAATGTAAACATCATTTGTTGCAATTACTTCTGATATAGGTTTATCATCATAATCTTTATAATTAAAGAGGTGCATTTTATTGGTATCAAAATCATATGACCATTTTTTACTTGACGGAACTTTGTCGGCAGTACGACAATAACCAAAATCTAACCAAGAAACTAAATCATTTTTAACCATGTTATGTTTAATTGCAAGATTCACGAATATTGATTTCAGAAAATTAACAGCAACATAGTGTGCATTCCAATATTCTGGATTTAATTTTTGTGAAGGAACAATTAAATTTTGAAATTTTTCCGAATTCTGTATGTTATGTATATCACGTATTAAATCATCGTATTGTGAAAATATATCGAATGAAATCCACTTCGTAGGCCGGCCTTCACGTAATGGTTGTATTTTTTCAATAATTTCTGGTGTGGAAAAAACAATCATTTGATTTTCCATTTTAGCCATGTGTGAAAATCTTTCGATATATGTATCAGTAGTTCTCTGTAGATAATGTGGTAAACCTTTGTCTGGTGTCCAATCTCCACGGCCAATATCGTAAAAAGCAGTAACAATAGTAATATCACTCATTATGTTGTCCTAAAAGTAATTAATTCTTCAACCTTATACTTATCATTGAAAAATTTCAATAATTCTGGATCACGGTCGTATTGATGAACAATGTAATAGGGTTCTTTTGTTTCTCCGGTTTTTAATAAACCATCTTCAAAGACTGGTGGTTTTTTCAAGATGAAAGGTGCAAACATTTCTTTTTCATCTGGTTTATTTGTTATATGCAAATTACAACAATAAGGATCGTCCAATGTTACAGTTTTGTATGATGATTTAAATGGTTTCCATCTCATCATAACATTATATGCGGCCTGGTCTGCCACCCAATCTGCTCGATTCAATGACATCTGGAATAAAAATCCACACAAATCACACACATAATCGGCTCGACCAGATAATGTTCCCACATTAAGAACTTCTTCTTCTTGTATATCATCATAAAAGTATTGGCCAAAAGCCTTTATGATATTATTCCTATTCCAATGTTCGTCTTTAATTTTAATAGATTCTGATACCGCAACTAAAGGTGTGAAATCATTACTTAAAAGGTATTCTATAGGATCTCTTTGGAAAATAACATCACGAACATCTGTAGTTATAACATATCGATATTCATTGACATTCTTTTTTAAGAAATCATAAATGTGAAAAAATCTTTCCATGTGAAACATAGAATTGGTTTTTTCTGGTGCTGAAATAACCTTGAACCCATGTTCTTCAATTTTCTTTATTGTTTGTGGTGATGCGTTGATTGCAAATAGAACTTTGTCACCACTGAATCCACTTTCGTTTATCGAAATGATCCACGGTTTAACTTGTTCAAAGTTGTAATTTTTAAATGCGCCAATTATTAAATCTTTTGCCACGGTAATTCTCCATTATATTGTTTATTCATCATTTCATTCCCTTTCAAAAAGAATTCTGCTTGTACAGAATCTCCCCTACTTGCAACTCTATAGTTTACTGTATATTGACCATTCGTGTCAAATTCTGGTAAATTTTGCATCATATATGGTGATAGAATTCTATCAACTTCTGGTTGTTCTTCCGGATGCCTTGCTCTACGATACCAATAAGGTGAAAATCCTAATGCTGGTATTTTAGGCACCATAAAACAATTAACATCAATAAATTTATCATTGATAACAGAAGTCCATTTACCTAACGATTCACAATCATCATTACATATGTATTCACCTTCTTGGCTAACAATTTTACGTAACGAATATGCCCATTGATTTCCTTTTGATATAACATCAACTAAGGATTCAATATGATTTGGTTCATACCAATTATCTTCATCCAAGAAACAAAGGAAGTCACCGCTTGCAATATAGGACATTGCACCATATATTCTGTGTCCGTTGTACTGGTCTTTTCCTGTTGAGTATGGAAGGTCAATTAGGTCAATATGTGAATACTCGCTGGCGATCACACGACCTTTTGGTTGGCCATCTACGACAACCAAATGTTGTATATTATTATATGTTTGATTTTTAACCGAGTCTAACGCTTGACGTAGACACGGTGCACCTGTAGTAGGTGTAATCACAGTCACTAATGGTTTCATAATTTATCATCCTCTAGTCAGTTTTAAAATAGCCTCAATCTGTTTCTCAAGTGCAGGTTTACGATTTGGCCAATATATGTATTCCTTATCACCTGTACTATGTAGTTTCTTTAGGAAAGGAATAATCATTTTTTCAAGTTCATTCATTCTTTGTTCGGTTTCTGTCAAAGTATTTTTTACTGCTTCTACTGTTTGAACACTCTCTTTAATCAGAGAATTATATTCTATTTCTGAAACAGCCGAAAATCCAAAGTCATCTTCAGAATCTTTATATTCTTTTAATATTTTATCAAAATCAGTTAGTGCCATTATTTCTTCTTAGTATTTAAAAATATTGTATTCTTTCTTTTCTCCACCACTTTTGGCCAAATTGACGACCTAGAGTGTGGTATAGGATCATTTCTATCACTTCTATATTGAGCTGTAAATGTTGGTTCATATTCACCTTTTAGAATTTCTCCATTCGTGTGAATATGGTTAGCATCGACCTCATAATAAGAACTTTTTTTAATAATTTTAACCGGGCCTTGTAAAACTAAATGCACGTTATCTCTATTGTATTGTCTACTACCTTGTTTGAAATTATCACCATAAACTGATTTATTTTTTAACACATTGTCTTTTATGTTTTTAACAACATTCGATGCTGGTGGTAATCCTGTTTTAAAATTATCTTTAAGTTCTTTTAAAAATTCTTTTGTTTCTTTATGATTGTGTGTATTCGGTACATTTTTTGATATACCACCCCATTGTTGAAAATCTGTTGCTTTGTTTCCATCTTTATGTGACATCCAAACGATCTCTTTGCCAGCTATATCTAAAAAATGAAAGTCTGATTTTGGTGTACCTGGAGTTTTTGATATGTCATAAACATCATAGATTGTACTTTTGACTTTTATAGGAACAGTTGATTTTTTAGTTTTCTTTTTAATTTCTATTAACTGTTGACGTATTGAAATAATTTCTTTTTCTTCAATATGTGTAGTACTGATTTTTTTATCAGCCATGCCGCCAAATTCGGAAGTTTTAGCTAGTGAAGATAACTTAACTGGTTTTCCTACATTAGTTTGAAATTCTATTCCACCTGGATTTATTTTGTTTTTTAACCTTTTATATATTTCTTTATCAAAAATCAAAACAACTTTCTTTTTGCCGTTGAGTGAAGCAACCAATTCGAATTCTTCTCGTTTTTCATACTTATTTAAAAAGATAACTATTCTATCTTCTCTACCTTGTTTATACAGTTCTGATGGAGCTAGATTGGATGCCATTTTATTATGAATGAAAGTTGACGATCCAATATTTATCTAATTATTTGAATGTTCTTTCCCGAGGTCCAAATTTCTAGTTCGGTTTTTAACCGTTTCTCATTATACAGTGTTGCATATCGATTGACAGCCTTATTTCGCCACCATTCAATCAAGTTTACCAGACTGTGTTTTTCATAGTTTTCACCAGGAATAAGCACGTCCGTCTTACAATTTA